AATTCAATTGTCATTGAATATGCTGGTTGAAAAAATGGAAGTATTTGTTCAATAATTTGAAGAGCATCATCATTCAATTTAGACATAATGCTAAGTTCAAATTGCATATTATATGGAACTGGAAGATAAACTTTTTTAGTTTCAGTTCCATCAACTGCAGATTTTGCAATAAAAGTTTGAGTCGTTGTAGATTTTCTGGTTGGATCATATGTTAAACCAGTAAATTCAAATGACATTCTTGGCAATGTAATTTGAACCGGTTTATTTAAATCTGGAGATTGTTCTAATCTTGCAAGAAATTTTTGTGTAGGACCATATGCAAGAGGTACTTTAATAACACTTACAACATTGCCAGAATTATTAGTATGCTTTATACTTATTTCATTAAATAGGGAACCAAAAGCAATTACTGTTCTTCTTAAGATTTCGTGATAAAAATATTCAAACATGTTTTTTAAGTTCCGATATTATCGGTTAACCAAGTAATAACTAATATTTATACTATGGCATTCCAAAGGGATTGGCATCACTAAAATCAATAATACTATCTGCTTCTTCTTCTATAGTTTCATTATCAGAATATCCATCTCTAGACGCAAAAACATCTACGGATCTTAAAGTTCTTGAAGCACTTGATGCTGCTCCAACAAGAGTTTCTCCAGCAACAAATTGTCCAGATACTGTAGAAACCTCTAATATGTTTGTTATAGAATTCCAAGATCTAACTCTCGCAGTTGTTCCACTTGTCGAACCAGTTATAATTTCGTTAAAAGTATAACTTCCAAGTGAAGAAAGTGATGGGTTTCCAATAATAATAGATGGTGGTTGTGTATATCCAAGTCCTGCATTTGTAATTCTAATTTGTGTAATTGATCCCGCAGAACTTACAACTGCTGTTGCAGCAGCTGAAACACTTGAAATTCCTGTAAATACAATTGTTGGTGAATTTGTATACCCTCCACCAGAATTTGTTACTGTAATAACTCCAACAACACCATTACCAATAGTTGATGTTGCAGTTGCTCCAGATCCATCTCCAAAAATTAATACTTTAGGGGCAATTGTATATCCAGCACCGGGATTAATTACTTCTATTGATTGTACTGATTTTGTTGCTGGGTTTACACTATCAGTACAAACAATAATTCCACCAATTAATTTTGCTGATCCAATACCAGTTACTCCACCGTTAGGTGCTGATGATATTGCAACTCTTGGTGAATAAGTGTATCCACTTCCCCTATTTGTAACTGTAAAAAATCTGATCCCACCATTTACAACTGAAGTAACCGCTGAAGCAGTTATTCCAGTACCTACCATATTTAATTTTTGTATTATACCAACTTGTATTGCTCCCTCATCATTACCACTTCCACTAATATTATCATCAATAAAATTGATTCCGGTATCGATAATTTCATCTTCGTATCTAAATAATTCACATTTTAAAGTATATACATAATTTTTTTGTAGTTGATAGAAAGGTTGTTCGTGCTCAACAAATTTAATTTCAAACAATCTATCACCTAATGGAAAATAAATTATATCTCCTTCTTTAGGTCTTGAAGATAATTTAATATTTGATTGGTCTTTAATCAGTGGTGTTATATACTCTTCAAATCTTTCTTTTGAGATTATGATTGTTAACTCATTAAGTGCTTGAATACCAAATTTTGATAATATTGTAGTGTTATCCCCATATCCATCAAAGTTTTCAACGTAAGCTTCGATTGGATATGCATTATCAAAAGATGATTCAATAACTTCTTTGATAATTGTTTTTTCTGTTAGGTATTTTCTTGGAAGATAATAAACTTCAACCCCGTACATTCGTAGTTGTTCATTTATAAGATCTTGAATTAGACCTTGTTCTGATTTAGATCCTTGAAGAAAAAATGGGTTAAGCATAATTATATCCTACTAAAGGTATATCCACGATGACGAGTTTGTCCTCTTTTATTCAGACACCTACAAATCGCACTAGTATCTCCATTAATATAATCTGCACACTCCTTTATTGATTGAAATTTTTTATTTAATTCATTTATCATAACCGGTTTTGATGGTATATGATTTCCTTTACCTTTTTTTGTATTTGATATTTTTTTGCCTCTTCTTTTTCTACCTTCAACCGATAAATTATCCCAAAATCTTTGTACTCCTGCAATATGATTAGTATTTCCTTTTTTCATACGAGGAGGATTATCGCCACCATCAGTTCTATTATAAAGAATACCCGTTCCTAAATCCTTTCTTCCATGTTTTTTTATATACATTTTTTCCATTTGCATCGCATTTTCTTCTGTAAGATTTTCTGCAACTTTTATCCTTCTTTCTTTTGGAGGAAGACCTATTCCAGGATGAACTTTGCTGTCTATTCTACCATTACATCCTTTACCGACATAGTAGGGAGTACCATCTTCTCGTACATAAAAATAGCAATAGTACTTTTTCATATTCATCTCAACCTATAAGGTCGTATGGTGGAAGTTCATAAGTATTAGACATTTTTTCCATTAGAACATCTATCTCTTTTTGGGCATCATCATACATTTGTCTTCCATTTAACTCAACTCCACCCGGAAGTTTAACACCAGTAAATTTCATCATATTTTGACCCCACTGGCGTTTGATTAATGAGGTTAAATATGGTTTTATAAAAGAATCGTTATAAATTCTAGCATAATCATTTGGATCCAATGTTGAATAGCAATCAATAATAAGATAATGATTTTCAGTAACTGATCCCCAATCAATATCAATATATAATCTATCTTGTCTTTTGTTAAAACGAATTTGTTTTTGTGTATTTAAAAGAAAATCTAAATCTTCCAAATATGTTTTAACCATCGCATAACTTAAAAGTTCAGTAGTTCCGAAGTAATAAATATCGTTTAAAAATAATTGATATTTAATACTAAACATACTATTAGTTGTAGTATTTGATCCATCAAAAGTAAAAATCTTATTCACACCTATAACATTTGGTGGAACTTGCAAATAATTACTATTTTCTGTGTATGAAAAAGTTACTGCCGTTCCTACAATATTTGCCGTTGCGGTAGTCGTTACAATTCCTACTGGAATATTGTTAGATGTTCCCTTTCCTCTAGCAATATCATCTGCTGTAATTTTATATTTGAAAAAAGTTGGATAAACACCATCATAATGTCTTTCTTGAAAGAATTGAATTGCATCATCAACTAAGTCATCAATTTGCTCATCGGCAACATTAATTTCAAGTACAGGAGCTCCAAGTTTCCTTTTACAATAATCTATGAGTTCTTGTCTAGTTGATGGTTGTGCCATTTATTACTATTCCTTTAGAAATATTTATGGTTTTGATACTGACCATTCAGAAACAATCTCTTGCTGCTTTAAGTACAGTTTAAAATAGCATTTTGCAAGGGTTCTGAGATCTTCAAGATTATCAATAGAATCGATTTGATTACTGAACTTTACATATTCAAAACTCTTTGATAAGTTCGAAAGTTCTATACTATTTGGATTCATTAATCAATCTCCTAAGTAAAAATTTAATTTCATCCAAATCTCCTTTCATATTGGTGATATCAGATTCGAGATTATTTACCTTTTCATTTTCTTTTAATTTAGAATCTCTTCTAGAAATATATTCATTATATTCAGACATATTAATATTAATAATAGAATTTGTTTTAGGATCTCGAATCAGATGATCATGACCTTTTACTTTAATAAAATCCATATCAAGCGAGTGTAATTACTCTTAGATTTCTTATTCTAGGAACATAAACTTGATTGGTTGATGTTAAAATAAGTTTAATTCTATAAGATCTAAATGGCGGCAATTGATCTGAAGTAAACACATACTCTTTATATTCAAGTTCTGGGGAAGTAAATCCAGTAGAGTTTGCTGGTGATACAAATTTATCAGATAAACCACTATTATCCTCAAGGTTTATAATCTCACCTCTTGTATCAAGATTTGTATATCCCGCAAATGGAGTAAAAATTGGATCAAAGTTTGAACTTTCACTAATCGAATAGAATGCACGAATGTCTGAATATAAATTAATGTGTGCATCTAATATAATTTTAATTGAAGAAGCAGGATTTTCTAAAGTAATCTCTTTTGAGATATATTGGAATGCTGATGGATCTTCATCAATCGTATCCACTCTTGCATCAGTTGCATAATTTTCAATCACACTATTGACTCTATTTGAAGTTAATATTGTGCTTATTCTTTGAGTATCAAGAACAGGTGAAACTCTTGAATCAACAGTACCTAGAGTCAATCTCATATTCATTGATTTATTGCCGGGTAAATTTGCTAGTTTATTATCTTCATTTACCTTTGATGCAATAATTCTTGTACTGTCAAGGTAGTTGGGTGCATTAATAGTAATAGGTTCAAATCCAATATCAGTGAAGGGAATTTCATTTCCATTTATACTTTGCCCAGTTATTGTTCTTACTTCAGCACTTAGAGAAGTACCCTGCACAGTTAGATTTTGAACAAGTGGAGTAAGAATTTCAAACGGCATATTCTGTGTTGCTCTGGTATTGTATCCGCCGGCAGATTTTGTTTGATTTGCATAAAGAATGGGAAAGTTAGTTCCAACTGTTCTATCAACACCAACACTTCCAGCACTAGACATATCTAGTTTGACATTATAATAGTCAAAGGTAATCGGTTCTGCAACTGTTACATCATTTAAGTCATGAGTTTTATTAATCCTCTTTAACGAAACTCCATTTAGTTCATACTTGTAAACCGGAGATCCGATTGGATGAGTTGTAGAATTCGTTCCCCTAACAATATTTCCACCAATAACTCCTCCTGATACTGCAGTATATTCAATAATTTCGTTTCCAATAAGTAAATATCCTGGGTTTGTTGTTCCAATACCAGCATTTTCAAATGTACCAAAAGCACTGGAATCATCAACCGATATTGATGTTGAGTTTGCTGCAAATTGAATACTTAATTTTGTTGGTTTAATATCGGATTGGGCATTAGAAATTGTAACTGAATTGTCACTAAAATACATTCCATGATTTTTGTGATCAACTCTAATATGTCTACCATCAGTTTCTTCAATAATTTCATCAACTAAAACACCAGTACCGTTTAGGAATGTTGTAATACCTGAATTGTTTATAAATTTAATAGTATTTGCGGAACCGACAACAAAGTCTCCCTGAACATTATCTACAATAATTTGATTGACATTTGAAATTGTTGGTAACGAAAATCTAGCATCTCTTCCCACATTTACAGCACCAATACTATCAATTCTTACAACATCTCCAACTTGATATCCACTACCCCCAGATGTAATAGTTGCTGCAAATGCAACTCCATTACTTATAGTAATCGTAGCAGTTGCATCTCTACCATTACCGGTTACTGATTGGAGAGAAATCCCAGAAAATGTTGATATTCCAGAAGATGGAGTATATCCAATACCAGCATTGATAATATTCAATGAACCAGTTGCAATCCCAGCACTACCTACATAATTTCCTGAAGCATTTGTACCATCTTGAAGAATTGTATTTCCAATTGTAAGATTGGGATCACTAATAGTTGATGCTAAACTTATTTTAACTTTCTTAGAATTAAAGTTAAGGGAGTTTGGCATTAATTTAGCAATCTGATTATTTCCTTCAGTGAGTTGTGGACTATAGAATTCAACTGTACCTGATTCGATAAAGTCTGCTCTGTATAGGGTAAACTTAAGATCTTCCCATTGACTTGGTTCCCAAGTAGAAGCATTTTGCGACTTAAATAGTGAACCTAGATAAGGTTGATTGGAGATAAATGCTTAAGTTAACAAATCATTCTCACCAATTCTAGAAATATAAACACTATACTTTGTGGAGTTTGATGCTAAACATATACAATACTCTTTACCACCTTCAAGATATACTGGCGCCTTAAAGACTACTGGGGTTGCAATTGATCCATCACCAGATGTTTCAACTTCATTTGGATCTAAAATTATTTCAGAGAATGGAATAACGTGTTGTGTTGGAAATCCATTTTGCATTGTTCTGAGTTGGAACGTTACCGGAATATCCATATCATCTTTGGACCTAAAGAAGACATCACATCTCGTTAAGAAGATTCCGCTCTCATTATCAACTAAGAATGACTGTGCAAGTGGATCATACCATCCAATAATTCCTTGCCTTTGTGTCTGTGAAATAACTTTACTATTAACTAACTGACTACCAGTAGTTCTAGATAATGCTCTATCTTCAAATTCTTGTTTATTTTCAATTCTAGCATTTCTTACAGAAATAATATTTTCTTGAATAGTTTCTAAAGTTCCACTAGAAGAGAAAATTTCTTCTGTAATTGTTGATGCAAGATCTTGATTATTTAAATTATTATTAGTAAAATTCAATACTTTGGTTCCAGCTTCAAATCTAGGGTGAATATTACTATTTGGATTTGGTATGTAGAAACTACCAATTAAAGATGCTGTTAGGTCAGAAACAAGTCTTACGTTAGTAATAGTCGCTTGAGCGCCACTAGTAGTTCCAATAAGCGACATTCCACTTTCTACCCATCCACTGAATAAACCTTGAGGTTCGTTTGCAAGTGAAAAAGTATCAATATTTAAAATATCTGAGGTAGATGAATAAGTTGCTGATAATACACTATTAGTATATGGATTTTGTGAGAATGTAGTATTTGGGATATTGTATGGTCCTTCTTTATGATCAGACTGTGCAACTCTAAATGTAATTCTTGGTGATGCTTCATTGATTACGGATGGGCCCAATCCAGTTGCTCGTACCCTACCAGTTACAGTTTCTCCAACTTCAAATACACCAGAAATCATACTAATTTCCAATAGTTTGGGAACACAGTATCTTGTTACATCAACACCATCAAAAAATGCATAAAGTTGTGTAAGTGGTTTTACTTTCTTATTAATAAATTGAATATTTCGAGATCTCATGAAAGGAACAATGTCCCTACTTACAACTCTATCTCCAACTGATGTTTGATCAAAAACTTCTGTAACTACAGTTCTAACTCCAGTTCTAGTTCCTACTCCAGTATCTACAACTTCCCTAAAAGTATCTAAAGTTGTAGTATCTGTTAATGTACCAATCCTTGCTCTTGGATTACGGCCCAGTCGTGCATTAGATTTTCTAGTAATAAATCCAGTTGTTTCGGTCCTAGTTCGTGTTGTTTCTACAATTTCCTGTCCAGTCCAATTATCAATCCAAGAATTCCATACAGTTGGAGCAAATCCGGTTTGGGGGTCTACATTTAATGTTTTTGATGCATTAGCAAGAGTTTCTGCATAATTTCCTTCATTGTTAATAATTTTTGCCTCAAGTCTTACAGTATCAACCCAAGTATCAGATGCTGGAGTTAGTTCCAATGTACCCTGCCAAAAACTGATAAGGAATGGAGTTACACTTTCAGATCTAGTTGCAAATGACTGCTTTAACCATTCAACTTCAACATAATCTAGAGTAACAATATCCCCAGTTTTTCTAACATTAATACCTTCAATGGGAGCAAATGCCAAATCTTCTGTTGGGTCTACATTTTCTACTGGACCTGTAATTAAATCAACAGAACTTGTATAATGTTTTGGTCTTAATTCCTTATTTGTAGTGTCAATACTATTTTTAATTTCAACACCATTTTCTTGTGCTAAAATAGATGTAAAATTATCTACAAAAAATCCAGATTTAAATCTATTCAACCCATTGGAATCGGGAACAAAAAGATTTTCAGTGTTTGTTTCTAATAAAGATAAAGATGTATAATATTCTAAATTTTTAATTCTATTTTCAAGTTGTCTAATATCGGACATTCTATATCTTTTATGTTCTAAGAACTGAATAGATGCTTGTGTTGTTGAATATAGGTATGGTGGTAATTGTATAGTAGCAACCTCTAAAGCATCATCAACAGATACTGGTTTTTCTGGTTTTTCTGCAGGAGTTCCATATTTTACCTGAAACTTTCCATCTTTTGTCAAGTAAACTCTATCAATTCTTCCCAAATAAAAGGAATAATTAGTCAATATTGACTCATCAGATGCTAGTATATTTGCGGCGGAATTGCCTGACGCACTAAAAGTTCTTCCATAAAATTCAAATGGAGAAAATGCATTTTCTGAAACTTGATACGAAGAAACTCTTGGTCTTATATCAATAATATCAGAGTTTGCAAACTGATTGATTGATTGTATTTCTGTTGCGTAATTGTAAGTATTATATGAGTTTACCGTTGTGATATCACCATCATCAGAAGAATCATAAAACCCAGTTGAAAAATAAATTTTTAACTTTTTACTAGGTTCAATTGCATTAGATTTTCTAGTAATAAATCCATAATCATAAAATGTTCCTTTTTGTCCCGTAGAATAAGAATAATTAAATGAGATATCAAAGCTTGGAGAATCTAAGGTAGTAATAACTGCTTGAATATTGGATTCTCTAAAAGTTACAGATTCCCCTTCTTTAAAAATATTTTGATTCTTATAGACAAAAGAAATTTGTGAAGAAGATAGTTTTTCGACAACAATACCAATAGTACTTCCATTTTGGCTTAAAATTTGTTCACCTATAATGAGATCTAATGTCGTGTTAGTTGGACCATTAATGGATGAAAGAACCATTTTTGGTGCAGATGGATTGGTGGTATCTGCGGATTCAAAAATGCCGTGTATTTCAATGATGTCTGGAACATTTAATGAAATATTCTTATCATGTACTCTAGTGCCATAAGCATAATTTCCAAATTCAAGACCATCATTTAATGTAGTTCCACCAATACCGGAACCAGCATATTTTGATTTATCAACTAATATACTGTTAACTCTATTTTTTCTTTTTACTTTTGATTTTGGTTTAATCTTTCTAAGAGTTGTAATTAAAGTTGCTCCCGTATTATTAGTTCCTAGGTTATAAATTTGAAGTTGAGTCCCACCACCAATAAAAGCAAATCTATCTGAAGTTAGTAATTCTGTAGAACCATCAGATCTAATTAGGGAGTATCTTTCTTCATCAAATGGTAAGAAAAATTCATTAGTACCAGCACTTACTGTAGACGATAGTTGATTTGAATCAATATCAACAATAAATGACTTTCTAATAGTGATATTTGCATTGGTTAAATCTACATTAGAAATATTATTTTTTGGAAGTTTTGTATATAATGTATTGTCCGATGATGATTTTAAATCAGTTGTTAATATTTTAAAATCACTAACTTGCAACAATGAAGTTGGCAATCTTCCTTGAGCAATTCCTGCAACAGTGGAAACACCTGTAATTGTTACTGTAGTAGATCCTACACTTACAACCTTTGCAAAAACTGGATCTGTTAATGTAACATCACTATACGAGATTAAATTTCCTTGTTTAATAATATTTCCAGGAAAATATACATTTGGACTTGTAACAGTACTAATACCAGAAGATTGTGGTGAAATTGTTGCGATTCCTACATTAAATTTTGTAGATTGTATTGAATCTGCTGAGAATGTTGATGCAGATCCCACTAATCCATATACTGATTTAATATCAGAAATACCAAATGAAGTCACTGCTATAGCAACTCGTCCAGATTTAATTCCATCAAAAATAAATGATTCGTTTCTTAGAAAACTTCCTTTAGTATCATATAGTGTAATAAGAGAATTTGCAGAAACTGCATCCTTAATAAATCCACTTGCACCACTATTTGTTCCCTGAACAAAAGTTGGAACTGCTAACGTAATTGGTTCATTTAGAGTTATTTCTGTGATCGTTTGAACATCATATAGTGAAATGTCCCACTCATTTAAATCGGGATTTGATATACTATAAGATCCCGACTCCAATTTAAAGTCATATACTCTAGCAACACCAATTTCCTTACCCGGTGCAATTGTATTTGAAGTTCCTACTCTTTCACTTCTTAAACTTAAAACATAAGTATTTCCAATTCCAATAGTCGGAGATCCACTAACATTATTTAAAGATAATGTTGGACCAGTATTATAGTTTATTGATTGATTCTCTAAAGTTTTGACTGTCCTTGGTTTTTCTATATCTAAAAATGTTGGACTGATTGTTTCTACCTCATATCCCCTAACAATTGCTTTTCCTGGGGAAATTTGACATACCGCCAAATCATCTGATGGAGTTGATCCCCCATAAGTTAACTGTCCAGTATTAAAAATACCACCATTACCCAAATTATTACTCAAAGATTCTTTTAATGAAATATCAAAAGGTTTTATTAAATAATCTCCGGATTCGTTATAAGTTCTTCTTGCAAGTTCGTCAGAAAGAAAACTATACTCAGTTGTTGTTTTCAGAGATCTTAAAATACCATCTGATATTGCCGCAAGTTCTATAAAATTATTGTCATCAAAATCATCTAAATTTTTTTTAAATAATGATGCGGATATTTTTAATCTATCTGCTCCTGGAGCCGCATAATTATTAAATCCTTGAGAATTATCATTTAGAGTTTCATCAATATCTGAGTTAATAATGGATTCATTTATAAATAAACCAATTCTATAGTTTGGTCTATTATTATATTGATCTAAAATTAAAGTTTCTGTACTTATATTTACAAATTGTCCACGAATAAAATAAACTCCATTTGTAATATTGAAAGATGATCCAACCGCAGTAGAATTATTTGCAATAGTTACTGCAAAAGGTTGTCCGACAGCAATAGAAGTATTTCCCAAAAGACCCGAAGAAATTATTGCATTTGCAATTAAAGATTCTCCATCAGAAAATTGTTGAGTTGCATTATTTTGAGTGCTTGAACTTAAATAATTAATGTAAAGAGTGAGATTTCCTCTTTCAGAGTCTTGAGGGAGAAGAATCTTATCTACAACTGCAGTTACTCCAGAAGTCTGTCCAGTTATTTTAGTTCCAACTAGTTGATCTGCATATGCCGCAACAGGAACTCCCAAAAAAGTATTTTGAAGTTGAACACAATAATATAACCCATTATACCCAGTGTTTCCTGGTATTACTTTTGCGCCTTCTTTAAAAAAGTGTTGTCCAAACTTCTCAATTTGATTTTGAAGAATTGATTGGAGAGTTGTTAGTTCTCTTGCTTGAACAGGGACTCCTGGTTTAAAAAGAACTCTTTGGTAGTCATTATTTGCATCAAAATCATCAAAATATGGTGCTACGTTGAGATTAGTTTGCTGAGACATAATTTTTTAGAACTGCAAAATGACTTTAATATCTTCTTTTTGATTTGATGACCTTGTAATTGATGGTCTATTATCCACGTAAATAATATTTCCAGAGTGTTTTTTTACTTCTGGATTTGCAAGACCACTTGTAAAGGATTGTCCAAGGTAGTATGTCCTATTATTTATCACAGTAGATATACCCGTAAATGTATTATCAATTGACAAACTTTCAGATCCTCCAGTAATCTCACGACTTCCTCCAGTGCCAGGAGAACTTGAAAATTCAACCTGATCAAACCCAAAAGGTGGATTAGTTATTGCCACTCCAACTGCAGAAAATCCCGAGTTTGATCTATCTTGCCAATATTTTAAAACACTAGTAACTTGATCATAACTAATAACTCTTCCTACAGCTGTTGTTCCCGTAGAAACTGTTTGTGTAATGAATGAATCTGCATTATATGTTGCAGAATTTGCACTGACTCCAGTTAATTTAATAGCATAAATTGCACTTGCCTTACCTAAAGTGAGAACTTGGGATGAACTAAATGATTCTGGATTTTCTACAATTCCAACTCTTGCAATTTGATTTCCTGTAATAAAATCTGGGTTTTGATTGTCGTTTTCAATTCTAGAGTACATCAGAACATTATATGCACCAAGTTCTCTATAAATATCTGCTCCGTGCCCTCCTTTTGGTGGTATAATCACATTAAATGATGGTGTGGTAGTGCCAGTGGGAACATTCCCCGCAACTAAATCGACAGTGCCAAATGTATATCCAAAACCTTGATTTGATACTGTGATTGATTCTATTTTTTGATCATTATTAACAACAATAGTACACTCTGCGCCAGTACCGTCTCCACGAATAGGAACTCTAGTATAAGTTCTATTTGATGGACTTATACCCATACCCCTATTGGTTATAGTTACAATCTTAATAGATCCATTAACTGCATTATCTCTAACTGTTGCATTATCAGTACTTGTTTCCCAGTCAGCAGGGACCGGCATAAAATCGGTGGATTCAAATTTAATAGTGTCTGTTGGTTTAATTGTATATAGATATTTCCAAATATATCCATCACCACTAGTTCCTGCTGCTCTTGGTTCTAGATCAGTGAATAATGGTTCATCTAATGAAGGTCTCCCATTTAAATTATCGGGATCTGTTCCGTTCTGTAAACAAATATAAACTCTATAATCACTATTCAAAATGTAATATGATGCTGAATATAAATTAGTTGCACCAGAAACCTTTGCAGTATTTGATCT